GGGATAATGGGATTGCTTCTCCGCTTACTTTTGAGATTGCAACGCCTAATCCTTTTGCGGGGTCTAAGCCTTGTTGAAGCGTGAATACGCCATCATCGGATAGGAAGTATATTTGTGGTCCACTTGCGGCTATACTCTTACGAGCTACACATCCCCGTTGGCGCGTAATTTCAAATACGGAAGCGGCGGAAGTGGTAGCCACATTATTGATCATATGGATGGAGTTGCGAAAAAATACGAGCAACTGGTTTTCCATATAAGGTGTGAATCCGACTAAGAAGTCAGCGGTTCCACGATTGATGCGGAATTGGCTCTCACTTGCCAGAAAGTTATCTGTGTCCAATAGGTCGGACATGATAATCGTGTAAGCGGAGTCAGATGGTTGTGGTATAATAAGTCTGTTTGCAAAGAATATGCCAAAGTCTGTACGTGGACATTCGACTCTACCCGCACCAGGAGCCGCATTGTTCTTTAAATCGAAGGTACTATCTACGGTTCCATCTCCATTGGTATCCGTAAAATCACCATCCCATTCAAGTGGATCTTTTCCGCTTCCGCGAAATAGAATTAACTTCTCCAAAGATTGGCAAAAGGTTGCGCCATCTGCGGCGGCAACTACTTCTGCACCTGTATATTCAACATACTTGCCAGTATTATTTGCGTCAGTCCAAAGTATTACCTTATCCTTAGTCGCAACTGCGATATACTCATTTCCGGTGGCTGGGTCTGAGAAGAGTGTCGATGCAAATGCCTCTTCTGTGCCTGCTGAGTAGGTTAAGGTTACTGCACCCGCCTTAAACTCGATACCCTTACGCACTTCAGCTATATCCCCATCCAAGCGCATATTTTGCGAAGCTTCTACGGTTCCGCCTTCAAGTGTAGTAGGTTCAAGGTACGAATCGATACCACGAAAACCGCGATCACCATCAACTAAGATAGGATCATCCATGCGGCCACTCTGTTCGTATCTCGCCATTACTTCTTCTTAATCTCTTGGTAGAGTTTAATACTCATGTAGACTAAGGTGACTGCGCCTACCGCGATACCAAGGAAGGTATCTATCGTTGATAACCCAAAGGTTGCGGCGGTTCCGCTCATACCTAAAACTGAAGCACGATCTACCATTATGTTCTACCTCCCGGTGTGAAATAAAATCCAATGATCATCGGTAATACCACGGAACAACTGAATAAACTTATGGAACCCGTGGTAACAACCATAGGGGCTTGCTCTGCTGGAAAACTGATGAGTCCGAATAAAAATTCTCTTTTTCCCTCTCCCGTAATGTTTGTAGTTGTAAGGAGTGGAACGCTTGGGTAGACGGTGGTGATACAAGTGACGAATGAGAACGTACACATCCCGATGAGAGCAAGCATACGACGAGTAGCGCGAGTGAAAGCACCACCAGGACCGCTGTTGAGCGATTGTTGGAATTGAATAGCGAATTGATTATTCCTGCACTCTCTCGCCATTTCCATTTCGTATTTCTGCTGACGAGCATCGGTAATCGCACCAAACACGCCTTTAAGAATACTGCCCATTGCGGCTGATCCCCCACCGGTAAGAAAGAGCGTAAGTAACTCAAACATTTCATTTACCCTCCACTTTCTCGAAGAGTTTCTGAACGTCGCGTCTACGATCTTCCGAGATTTTATTTAAATGCTCAACATCCTTGCATTGTCCGGCATGGGATATTTCCATATAACGTAGGCGTTCCTTCATGTCATCAATCTCCCATTTGTTACGCTTGATGAAGAATGCGAGTATTGAGAGGGCAACGCCAACTCCCGCGAACATGTAATGAGTAATTTCCATGTCACCTTGCGGTTCCGTAACGGATTTCATCCATTAATTCTTCATGCTTACCGACCTGCTTTTCGATAAACAGCAGACGCATATTCTGCTCTGCATCGTCCGGCAATGCGCCGAGTTCTCCTCGTGGCCACTTTACACGAAACTCAGAGTTCATCTGAACCTCGTGCTGAAGGCGAAGGATTTCCATTTCCAAGGTATTTAGCCGTGCATAGATCAACATGGCCGAGTACACCACAAATATAGTTCCCCCAAAAACCTTTATTAAAAAAGTAAGTGGCGTTTTTACATTGGTGTTTTCTGATACCTCGGTTGCCATTGTTAAAAGTACCAATCATCATCCCCAACAACACCATCCGGAAAAAGATCATCACACTTCCATGTTCCGCTGGTTACCACGGGGAATATAAATTTTCCAAAGTTGGCATTGTTTGGATTTGTTACCGTGCTTTTCTTTGCATACTTAGAAGCATTATTATTCGGTAATCCAAATTTATCGTTCGCTTGTTGCTCGCAAGTGTCCCACTCTGATTCAGATAGTAATAAGTATTTCATGTAAAATTAGTCCAACCTAAGTTTCCGCTTCCATACTTTGCCTGAGCGTAAGCACCTAATGCATTTCTGTTGGCAGTCGATAAATCACTATTCCAAAAAGCCACTTCGTAGCAGTTCCCAATAAGACCGTATGGGCTAGCACTTATCATCAAACTTGAAATATATTGTATATCAGAATTTGTCCCTACGACCGTAGCGGTGGTATTATCTCCATCCATAAACAAACTAGTGTTGTTAGAGCTATCCCTTACGAGAAGATACGCTCTCATTTCACCTGAGTTTATAGTGAGCGGTATTGCTCCACTATCAGCCCCTGTTCTACCAAAATAATGGTAATCTGTTCCTGACCAAACAAAATTAATATTATCCTTCGGTGCTGTACCGCCAGAAGCTCCTCCTCCTATGACTACAACTTTCCGTACGCTTGTTGCCTCAATGATTCCAAAAGCTGTAAATGCACCCGATGCTGTAAAAATTTCAGATGTTTCTAATCCCATATAAGCTGTATTTTCAATATAGGGTTTAGAATTAGTGCCTGTTGTGCGGAAGGAAGGTTGTTGTGATGCCGTGTCTTGAAATGCAGTTACGGAATCTACGCGACTTGTCCAAACCGTAGAGGTGTCTACTTTAGTGGAATCTGATGGGTTTCCTGAACTATCTACTCCATTAAATTTTTCCGCATCAAAATGAAATTCAGGTCTTACTGATACGGTATTAGTGCCGTCTAAATCATATGAACTAGAGTCAGATGCATAAACTCTCCAAGTTGCTCCATCATAGATAATACTTTTTGCAGTATCTGTTTCGTATAAAATATCCCCTGTTGCTGGGCTTGCCGGGCGAGTAGTGGATGTGCATGTTAAAAGTGTACTCATTAAAAATTAACATTAAGGGTTATTGACCAATTGTTGTTACCGTCTGAGATATAATAATCATTGGTATCTGTTCCAAAAGCTATAGTGCCAACAGGATCTCCTGTTCTAGCTAAAATATTTGATTCTGTATCAAAAATTTCGACCTTAAAAGCACCTGATGAAAGCATCAGACCTGATATGGTTGCCGCTTTACCTCCGCCTAGTCCTAGACCAAGCGATATAACGGAATTACCCATTAGATATTATACGCGATAACAGCACCGCTGGTTAGCGTAATGCTTGTGAAGTTTCCGTAAAGTACGGTTCCGGCGGATAAGGTTGTTGCGTCTTGTCCCGTGCATATATCATCCAAGTTAGTAATGTTGGATGCTTGCGCGGCTAACACGGTGTCTTCAGTTGCTTGGATTGCAAAGAAGTTACCTGTATGGGCGGCAGTATCATTGATATACTCACCTCCGTTAAGTCCGAGTCCTCTGTATTCTGATGCCATGATATTATATTCCTATTTGTGAAGTTGTGCCGTAAGTGATGAATTTGATGTGATTAAATTGTCCTTGTTGACGCTCAAGCTTATCTAGCTCCTGTAAAATAACTGCTTCCGCTTGTGCTTGGATAGCGGCGGATTTATCAAATTGGCTATTTGTTGCCAACCAATCTGAATAAGCCCCTAGAGTCGCATACTCCGAAAAAATGTAAGGGAAATTTTCGCCTGCCGCATAATTTGCAAATGGAGTGCGGTAAAGTACGTAGACGGGTGCTGTGCTATTGCGATCCACTAGAATCGCTTGTCCGTAATCATCTGTTGCGGCGGCGCTAAATTCTATGCGGAAAGCTAAGTCACGCGAATTTCCGCTTTCGTATGGATCATTCTCAGTAATACGCAGGATCTCACCTATTGTGTCACCTAACTCAATTACGCCTATCATTGAAGCAGTTGCGGTTGCGCCGCTACCGTTACCCCCCGTAAATGATACCGTTGGCGCGCTAGTATATCCCGAACCATGATTTGTTACGGCAACTCCGTTTACTTCGCCATCCGCGTTTATTGTTGCGGTTGCGGCGGCATTGGCTCCACCACCACCAGCGAAATTAACGGCTGGTACACCAGTATATCCGCTACCGCCAGAACCAACGTTTACGTTGCGTACCTGGATGTCCGGTATCTTTTGTTCGAAGCGAATTGTATCTGGCCATCTGGCGCGTTCCCATGCCAAGCGTCCAAATCGATTAAAGCTACGAATAGCGGCATTTTGTTCGGCGGTCAAAAACGAGTCTACCCCAACCAGATGGGTGAGGTTTGTTAGCATCGTATTGACTCCTACTACTCTCATGCCGTTTTGAGGCTAGGAGCGCTAAAAGATTCCTTGCCAAATGATTTTGCCTTGAATGATGGATTATCGCGAAGGAACTCATTCACGAAACTTTTGTCGCCCCAGCATCCACGATGTGATTGATGCCAACGGAAATATTCGCGAGCGGGGATTGTGCCTTTTAATTGACCAAGTCCATCCGACTTCGCAACTCCCATCTCGGAGTTTTCTTTGCGTGCCATTTGTTCACGCATGGAAGCTTCGTGTTTTTCGAGGTCTACTTCATAACGCAAATAACGGTCCAAGTTCTTCATGAACTGAGATCCGTTTCCGCTCTTCCATTGAGGTAAAAATATATCTGCCATACTTAAATTGGTTAGGAATAGGGAGAGGCTCGACGCGCGAACCTCTCCCCTGTGTAATTCCTAATCGCTTATATCTGAGCGATCTCTAACTTAATTACGACCTCACCAGCGGTAAGTTCGTTTAAGCTATATGGAGCATCGTTGTCCGTATCTGGACTGAACAGGATATCAACGGTGTCGGCGGAGGTATAAACCTTGCCATTTTCGTTGTCGAGTAATGCGCCTGTGTTAGCAACGTAAGAAATCTCAGTTGCGTCAGTATGAATATCAGCGGCAGTAATATATCCATCAGCGTCATCACCATCTCCAATTGTGATGGTAAGGTCATCTCCGGAACCACTATCGTTGAACGCGGTTACAAGTTTAACTGCGCAATTACGAACCTGACTTCCGGCAGGAAGCGTATAGGTAAAAGTTTTGGTTGCGCGGTCAGCGAGTGTGCCAGCATTGGCTACCGAAAAGTCCTCAAAAGTAATTCTGAGTTCATCGGTGAATCCATTTGCGGCTTCTTGATTTGTTAAAGCACCCATGTCTTATTTCTCCTTATAGATTAGAATTAGTTAAAATAACCGTGAGCTTTAGGACTCATGCAGGCGAGGCCAGCAATTACGTCGCAGTACCCGCGACGACCACCTCCTTGATTCTCAAGCTCGCTATTGGACTCAGCTTTGAGAGTATGGATGGCGACGTACTCAGGATCGATAAGCAAACCTGCGTCTCCGTCGATGGTAGCGCTACCTGAAGTCCTGTTAAGCAAGGTGCTAGGCAGGATATTCACAACCCCAACATCTCCTTCGTATATATTAACCGTAAGGGTGATTTTCTTGGACTCA